TTCAACTTCTACAGCAGGGGTCGCCATATTCTATAATCCAAATGGAGCAGTAGGCTCGATTAATACCTCTGGCTCAAATACTTCCTATGTCACCACTTCTGACTACCGACTAAAAGAAAACATTGCCCCCATGACAGGCGCATTGAACAAGGTGGCCCTGCTAAAGCCTGTGACCTACAAGTGGAAATCTGACGGCTCAGACAGCCAAGGTTTTATTGCCCATGAGTTACAAGAAGTTGTTCCTGAGTGCGTAGTTGGCGAGAAAGACGCTGTAAGAGAAGAACAGTACGAAGTCACACCAGCCGTTAAGGACGAAGAAGGAAACACAGTCACAGAGGCTGTGATGGGTACGCGCATTGCACCTGTCTACCAAGGCATCGACACCAGCTTCTTGGTTGCCACACTGACAGCGGCTTTGCAAGAGCAACAAGCCCTCATCACAGCCCTGACAACCCGCATCACAGCACTTGAGTCTGCACCATGACCGAAGACATCACCCACCGAGAAATCTACGACAGGCTTGTTGCTGTCGAGGTTAAGGTCGATGCCCTGACCACCAGCACTAAGGATGTGACTGCGGCGTTTGCTGCCGCACAGGGTGCGTTCCAAGTGCTGGAGACCCTGAGCAAGCTGGCCAAGCCACTGCTGTGGCTGGGCGGTCTGTTTGCGGCCACTGCGGCTTTCTGGGATCACTTCAAGGTACGCTGAGATGGACGCGCTGCCGCCACCACCGCCAGCAGTCCAAGCCCCCGCGCCTGTCTTTGAGTGCGTGAGGTGGTCATGGTCATCTGACCGGCTGCTGGTCTGGTGCTTGAAGTGGCGGGAGAGGAAAAAATAATGCTGGATCCCTTTACGGCCCTAGCCGCCATCTCCACTGCCGTCAAGCTGGTCAAGAAAACCGTGGCTACGGTGCAGGACATTGAAAGTCTTGGCCCCGTCTTAGGCCAGTACTTCAGCGCCAAGGCTGACGCAATCGAAGTGGTCAGCAAGGGCGGCTTCTCAGGGTCAGCCAAAGGCCAAGCCATTGAGCTTGAGATGGCGATTGAGAGCGCCCGTGCATTTGAGGAAGAGATCAAGATGCTCTTCTTCTCGTCCAACAAGATGGATGTGTGGCAAAAGATCGTTGCCCGAACTGCCAAGATCGAGCGCGATCATGCCATTGCCGAGGGCAAGCGCAAGGCGGCAGCAGCCAAGCACAAAAAAGAAATGGATGAGGTCATCACCATTATCCTGATGCTCCTGATTTTCTTGCTGGTCTGTGGCGGGGTTGGTTGGGTTGTCTATGAGGCCATGCAGCAATGCGAAGGTAAGTGCTGATGGCAGACGAGCGCCTCAACCTGGTTGACAAGGTGCTGGCCTATGTGTCCAGTCCGTTCCGTCTGTTTGCGATGGTGCTGATGGCTGTCCTGACCTTTGCGGGCTACTTTGTCTATGCCAACCAAGACCTTCTGGTGGGTGCTTACAAGGAGTCCAAGAAGATTCCAAGCATTGCAGAGGACAGGGTAGAAGACGCTGCTGCCCACCTGTTTAAACAGTCTGGCGCTCTGGTGGTGGCGGTGTTCAAGGTCAACAGCATGTTTGGCACGCGCATTCTGCACAGAGCTTATGGGAAGAACGGCAGAGACAAAACGAATGACGGGCTGGATGTCGGCCTGTTTACCCCAAACGCTGCCAACAATGCCGATGTGGTCAAGCTGATGGCCAGCGAGATCCCATGCGGTGAGTACAAGTCAGCGCAGAGTGAAATGGGGCTTTGGTATATCGCTAAGGGTGTGGCCTACACATGCCGCATTTCAGTGCCACCAGAGCCAGGTCGCTTTGTTGGCCAGATCACAGTCGGCTGGGCTACTGAGCCAGAAGATCTCGACAGCGCCCGTGCAATGCTGCAAATTGCCGCAACAATGCTTTCAAGGAGTAAACAGTAATGGATTGGCTTAAACAAATTGCACCAACGATTGCCACGGCAATGGGTGGCCCACTGGCCGGTATGGCAGTGTCTGCCATCTCCAAGGCCATCGGTGTTGACCCCGACAAAGTTGGCGACCTGATCTCCAACAACAAGCTGACGGCAGAGCAAATTGCTCAAGTCAAGATTGCTGAGATTGAGTTGCAGAAACAGGCGCAGGAGCTTGGCCTCAACTTTGAAAAGCTAGAAGTTGAAGACCGCAAAAGCGCACGGGAGATGCAGGCCACCACCCGCAGCCTGATGCCGCCAATACTGGCTGGCTCTGTCACTGTCGGGTTTTTTGCCATCATGACGCTGATGTTTTTTAACAAGCTCGATGACAGCAACCCTGCCATCTTGATGATGCTGGGCAGTCTTGGCACGGCTTGGACGGGCATCATTGCCTACTACTTTGGCTCCTCTGCTGGCTCACAGGCCAAGACCGATTTACTCTCTAAAACAGGGCCAGTGAAATGAAAGAAAACTTTGACTCCGCACTGGCCGCAGTGCTGCACCATGAAGGCGGCTTTGTAAACCATCCATCAGACCCTGGCGGCATGACCAACCTCGGCGTGACCAAGAAGGTCTGGGAGGAGTGGGTGGGCCATGAGGTGGATGAAAAAACCATGCGCGGCCTGACCCCTGAGATTGTTGGCCCGATGTACAAGGCCAAGTATTGGGATAAGGTCAAGGGCGATGAGCTACCGGCTGGCGTGGACTATGTGGTGTTCGATGCGGCGGTGAACAGCGGCCCAGGTCGGGCTGCCAAGTGGCTGCAAGCGTGCGTGGGGGTTGATCCTGATGGCGGCATTGGCCCAAAGACTTTGCAGGCTGTGGCTGCATTTGAGGGCGATCTGGTTGACGATTATGGCAAGCGCAGACTGTCATTCCTGATGGACTTGCCGCACTGGCCAACCTTTGGCAAGGGCTGGAGCCGCAGGGTTGCTGAAGTCAGCAAAGTAGGCGCAGACATGGCATAAGTGAAATAATCACCTCATGGCCAATGTCAAGCAACAATTAGAGACGCCTTCACTGCCGAGTCTGGGTTATCCACCAGAGGTGTATGACCGCCGGAACTTGAACGAGAACAACGGCGCACTGAACATTTTTTCCAGAAAACTGACTTCCGTCCTTGGCTCACTGTTTGGGCCAAGGGGGGGCAAGTTTATGAACAACCCGCATGGGGCTTTTCAGGACTCAACCGACCAGACGGCGGCCAACACCACCACGGCCTATGCCGTCACATTTAACACGACAGACTTCAGCAATGGCGTGACAATAGCCAGCAACAGTCGAATCACAGTGGCCGACTCTGGAATCTGGAACTTGCAGTTTTCCATTCAACTAAAAAACACCACAAACGATGGTCAAGATGTGGATATCTGGTTTCGCAAAAATGGGACAAATATTGCCAATTCAAACAGCAGATTTCACTTGGTAGCAAGAAAAGGCTCTGGCGACCCTAGCCATATCATTGCTTCATTGAATTTCTTTGTTGAAATGGCTGCTAATGATTATATTGAGATTATGTGGAGAACTGAAAACACTGGTGTAAGTATTGAGCATTTTGGGACAAGCACAAGCCCAACACGCCCCGCTGTACCATCTGCCATCGTCACGATGAGTTTTGTGTCCAACTTACCAACAATATAGCCATGTACATCCCACTCAAATTACCACCAGGCATTTACAGAAACGGCACAGAGTACCAAGCAGCAGGCCGCTGGTATGACGCGAATCTGGTGCGCTGGTACGAGAATACCTTGCGGCCTATGGGCGGCTGGAGGAAGCGCTCGGCAAGCCAGATGACGGGTCTGTGCAGGGGCTTCATCACTTGGCGCAACAACAGCGGTGAGCGATTTATTGCCGCCGGTACGCAATCCAAGCTGTACGCCATGAACGAGGCTGGGACACTCAAGGAAATCACCCCTACCGGCATCACTGCCGGCATTGCCGATGCCACGATCAAGACCGGCTATGGCTACAGCACTTATGGCACATACGCCTATGGCGTGGCCCGACCTGATCTTGGTGGGCTGATCCCCGCCACCACATGGAGCTTGGACACATGGGGCGAGTATCTGGTGGCCTGTTCAAGCGCTGACGGCAAGCTGTACGAGTGGCAGCTTGGCTTTACAACGCCGACACTGGCTGCGGCCATCACCAACGCCCCAACGGGCAACAAGGCTCTTTTGGTCACTGCCGAGCGCATCCTGTTTGCCCTTGGCGCTGGTGGCAATCCCCGCAAGGTGCAGTGGTGTGACCAAGAGGACAACACAGTCTGGACGCCTGCGGCCACCAATCAGGCTGGTGATTTTGAGTTGGCTACACCTGGCACTCTGCTGGCCGGCAAGCGCGTCAAGGGCGTCAACCTGCTGTTTACCGATGTGGATGTACATACGGCCAACTACATTGGCGCACCATTCATCTATGGCTTTGAGAAGGCCGGATCTGGCTGCGGCCTGATCTCAGCCCAAGCTGTGGCGGCCATCGACACGGCGGCCATCTGGATGAGCAAGTCCGGTTTCTGGACTTATGACGGATATGTCAAGCCCCTGCCAAGTGATGTTTCTGACTATGTGTTCAGCAACATTAACTACAACCAAGCATCCAAGGTGTACGCTGTCCACAACAGCCAGTTTGGCGAGATCTGGTGGTATTACCCGAGCAGCGGCAGCAATGAGAATGACAGCTATGTCACCTACAACTACCGCGAAAACCACTGGAACATAGGCTCATTGGCCCGTACCGCTGGCACTGATGCGGGGGTCTTTACCAACCCGCTGCTGGTATCAAGTGATGGCTACATCTACGAGCACGAAGTGGGATTTGCCTATGACAGCGCCAGCATCTACGCTGAGTCTGGGCCAGTGCAGCTTGGCAATGGCGACAACCTCATGTCTGTGCGGCAAGTTGTCCCAGACGAGCAAACACTTGGCGAGGCAGTGGTTTCATTCAAGACCCGCAATTACCCGACAGGTGCTCAGTCAACCTTTGGGCCATACACGGCGGCCAACCCTACGGATGTCCGGTTTATGGCGCGGCAGGTCAATGTGAAGGTGACGGGTGCTGTTTTGGCTGATTGGCGCATCGGCGTGATGCGGCTGGATGCGGTGGCCGGCGGCAAGCGGTGATGGATAGAATTTTTGAGATCAACCGATGTCGCCAGTGGATTGATGCGGCTTTAGAATACAGTGGTGGGACTCACACACTCGATGACATAGCGGCTGGGATAATGTCGGATCGATACCAGTTATGGCCTGGACAAAGTTCAGCGGTGGTGACAGAGATTCTTGTTTATCCGAAGTTAAAAAATTTACATTTTTTCCTTGCTGGTGGC